CCGGTCTTGGTGCTGCCAGCGTTGTTCACTTCCGTGGTGGTACTGCCTAAGCGGTTGTAAAAACTGAAATCCCCCGGCGTTGTAGGTTCGCCGGGGGATTTCTTTGCTTGTTTGTTATTCGTCGTCGTCCTCGTCGTTCATTGATCCGTGCCACTCGAGGGCTTCCGTAAAGTCTTGATCCCACGCAAGGTCACAACGTGGGCCGCCTTTACGGTCATCCCATAGTTCGTTGTGGATTTGTGTGATGGATTTGATGTCGATGACGATGCCGCCGAGTTGAGCCATAAGCACAATGTTTTTGAGTTCCTCGTTGCTCAGGTTGTCGATGTTTTGGTTTGGCCTGATGCCGTCGATGTGCATGGTAACTGAGATGTTCATTGGGTTCCTTTTCGTTGAGGGGCTGCCTTGCCCTATATGTGTAATCGTAATCACAGGTCTGCCCAATATGCAACATTTTTGTGACTAAACTTTTGGCATGACCTACGAACAAATAGACGGCCTCATTTCACTTGTGTCCAATTCGCCCGGACAACCGACGGGCTATGGGCAACAGGGTGCGATGCTGGTGGAGAAGATGGTGCGCCACGGTATCAAGGTGGCGGCACTGAGCAACTACGGACTCGAGGGTTCACCTGGTGAGCTTGAGTTTGCTGGTAAGAAGATTCCTCATTATCCTCGAGGGTTCAAGCAGTACAGCGATGATGTGATTCAGCCGTGGCATGAGGATTGGGTGGGGCAGAATCCGGGTGTGCCTGATGCGGTGTTGACACTTTATGACGTGTGGGTTTACAACGATGTGCCGGCGCGTAATGATTTTCCGGCGAAGTTCATTTCGTGGGTTCCGCTTGATCACATGAGTTTGCCTGTGGCGGTTGCCAAGTGGTTGTTGAGGCCGAACGTCACACCGGTCACGATGTCACCGCATGGGCAACGCCAGTTGGAGGCGGCTGGAATCGCAAGCACTTATATTCCGCACGCCATTTGCACCAAGACGTTCAAGCCTCGGGAGACGATGAGCGACGGGGTAAAGGCGCGCGACTATTTGGGCGTAAAGCCTGACGAGTTTTTGGTGGGCGTGGTGAGCGCGAATAAGGCCAACGGTTTGATTCATCGCAAGGCTTACAGCGAACTGATTTTGGCGTGGTCTATCTTTCTGAAGTCTTACCCGAAATCGAAACTGTATATCCACACTGAGCCGTCTGGGATCATGGGCGGGTTTGACCTGCCAGTTTTGTTGCAAGCGTGTGGTGTCCCGCCTGAGTCGGTCATTTTTCCGGAGCGTGACCGCTTGCGGAAAGGCTACTCGCAGGAGGATATGGCTGCGCTTTACAGCGCGTTTGATGTGTTGGCTAACCCGTCGTATGGCGAGGGTTTCGGTATCCCGGTGATTGAAGCTCAGGCGTGTGGTACGCGTGTGATCGCGTCGGGGTGGGCGGCGAGTGCCGACCTGGTTTCTGAGGATGGTTGGTTGTTGCAGGGTGTCCCGTTTTGGGATGAACCGCAAAAAGCGTGGTGGCAGATACCACTGGTGGATTCGATTCATAGTGCCCTTGTGGAGGCTTACAAGGCCCCTCGTGGCACGTCTAAGGTTGCGCGTGAGTTCGCGTCTCAGTTCGATGCATCGAGAGTCTGGAAGTGGGGTTGGTTGCCGTTCTTGAGGGAGTATTTTGCTAGTTGATTTTGTTTCGTATTCGGGTGAGGCTGAAATGTTGCAAGCGCGTATGCAACACATGGAAGCCGACTTGACTGTTGTTTACGAGTCCACACGTTCGTTCACTGGGATAGACAAACCGGTGTCTGATTTAAGTGGCCTTGAGGACGTGTTGCATTACGTCGTTGAGGGTGGCACTGATCCGAACCCGTGGTCGAATGAGTATGCGTTTCGGCGTGAGGCGTTTGCGTACCTGCTGAGTCTTGGGTTGCCAAATGATGCTCTCGTGGCCGTGTGCGATGTGGATGAGTTCCTTGACCTCGAGCTGATACGGCCTGAGTTGTCGGTTTGGAATATCACCAAATATCAGATGTCTGCCCGGTGGTTTCAGCAAGTGGAGTGGGCTTCGCTTTCGGGTGCGCTGGGGCATTTCAAAGATAAGGATCTTGTTGACCTACTTCGCTCGCGCGAGAACCTGCCGGCGATTCGTGGCGGTTGGCACTTCTCATCGTTTCTGAGTCTCGAGGATTTGCAAACGAAGTGGCGCAACTTCTCACATCAGGAATTAGTGCGCGAGAACATGGACGACTGGGTGGAGAAGTGTTGGGTGGAGGGGTTGGCGGTGGAGAACGGTAACCCGATGACCGAGTTGGCTGACCTGCCTGACTTGCCGGCTGCGCTGTTGGATGGCCCTGCGTTTTGGTTTAGGGGTCGTAATGATTCCTAGCATGATCGTGCCGACGTTGACCAGGCATGACCTGTTGACGCAAATGTTGAAGAGTATCGACTACCCGGTTGGGTTGCTCATCATTATCAACAACAACCCGAACGCTAACTTTGAGGGCACTGATTCGATACCGGATTGTGTAGCGGATTATCGGGTGTTGAATATGCCGGCAAATCTTGGGTGTGCTGCGTCTTGGAATCTTGGTATCAAACTGCAACCTTTCAGCTCTGGGTGGTTGGTTGCGAGTGATGATGTGGTGTTTGAGCCTGGTGCGTTGGAGAAGTTTGCGCGCGAGTGTTCGCCGGATCGTTTGACGATTAGTGATGAGTGGCCTCACTATCAGTTCTTTGGTGTTGGTGAGAATGTGGTGCACAAGGTGGGGCTGTTCGATGAGAATCTTTACCCCGCGAATTTTGAGGACGACGACTATCAGCGACGGTGTGAGGTTGCCAACGTGAATATCCACCGGGCGAGCGCGCCACACTTTCATGTGAAGCAGGGAACGGTGCATGATCCTGAGTGGGTTGAACATAACGCGCGCACCTATGGTTTGAACGAAACGTATTTCGTGCGAAAGATTGACCGCGACGACGTTTCGGCGGGTGAGTGGTCTTTGAAGATTCGACGTGCAAACGATTGGGGCAACTGACGGCGCACCTGTTTTCGGGGTGTGACGCGGTAAACTAGAAGCATGGCCATTGTCAACGGATATTGCACGCTTGCTGATTTGAAGGCGGCGTTGCGCGTACAGGATTCCATCGACGATTCGTTGCTTGAGTTGGCTATTGAGTCGGCTAGCCGTGAGATTGACGGCTATTGTGAGCGCGTGTTTTACAGCACGTCGGCCACGAGGGTTTATGCGCCGACAAACATTTACACAGTGACCACTGACGACATCATTTCTGTGACGACTCTAAAAAGTTCCAGTGACGGTGTGACGTATGACATCACCTGGCAGACAAGCGATTACCAGCTTGAGCCGTTGAACAATGTCGCCGGTGGCCTTCTTGGAAGCCCGTTTACCCGGATTCGGGCGACGGGAAACTATCTAATGCCGACGTTCTCGGTTGGCACGTTTTACGAGGGCGAAGCGTTGATTCAGGTTGTGGGCGTGTTTGGTTGGTCTGCGATTCCGGCGGCTATTCGTCAGGCGACGGTGATTCTTGCGATGCGTTTGTTCAAGCGTTTGGATTCGCCTATGGGTGTGATTAGCAATGACCTTGGTTCGATGCGTGTGGGCCGTGTTGATCCGGACGTGGAGGCTTTGCTGTCGCCGTTCCGTAAGGTGAGCGCGGGATAGTGGCTATTGCTGAGATTCGCGCGGGGTTGGCTGCGAACATATCGACTATCCCGGGCTTGCGTGTTGCTGCGGAGATTCCCGACAACCCGAGTCCACCTATCGCCGTGATTAGCCTCAATAGCATCACCTATGATTTGGACTTTAACCGGGGCATGACGGTCTATAACTTCACGGTGACACTCATTGTTGGTCGGGTGGCTGAACGGGACGCACAGCGCAAGCTCGACGCGTATGCGGGTAACGGGGAGCGTTCGATTAAGACGGCGGTGCAGTCAGATCGTCAACTTGGTGGGGCTGCTTTTGATGTGCGCCTTTCCGAAATGAGTACCCTTGGCGGTGTTACAATTAACGAGACAACTTATGTTGCCGCCGATTTCGCAATTCAGGTCTACGGCGAATAGAAAAACGGAGAAATAGATTATGCCAAAATTCGTGCTGACAGATGTCAAGACGACCATCAACGGACAGAACTTTTCAGATCACCTCAACTCGGTGACGCTGGACGTTTCAGCTGACGAAGTCGACACGACTGCGTTTGGCGGCAGTGGCTTTAGAACTAGGGTCGGGGGCCTCAAGGATGGAAGCATTACGCTTTCTTTCCACAACGACTTTGGCACATCCGGTTCTGACGCTGTTGACTCAACTATTTGGTCACTGTTCGGAAGCAATGCAACCGTCGTCGTAACGCCTACCTCGGGCAGTGTCTCGGCATCGAACCCGAGTTACTCCGGCGTATTTTTGGTTTCGCAAACGAATCCCGTGTCTGGATCAATCGGCGACCTTGCCACACGCGACGTAACGTGGCCGACTGCCGGCACAGGCGGAATCACTAGGGCGACTGCGTAACAATGAATCCAATTAACCTACTCATTAAGTTCGTGGACGGTTCAAGCCGTGAAGTGACGGCTATCGTGTCTGACCTCATGAAGTTCGAGGACAAGTTCGACAAGAGCGTTGCCGACTTCGCTAAGGGTGTGCGTTTGTCGTGGATGGTGTTTATTGCGTGGACGGCTGAGACGCGCACGAAGGCCACAAGCCTCGAGTTTGACGCATACGCCGACCAAATTAGTGCCGTGGAAGTTCCAGACCAAAAAAAATAAAGGGGCTGGGGGCAACCTCAGTCCATTGGAATCTTGCGGTGATCGCGTGCGAGACGGGCATTAGTCCTCGTGAGCTTGCTCAGTTGTCGCCGCGCATGTTGTGGACGATGGAGAAGTATCTAATCGCTAAGCATCGGCCTCGCTCCTAGGCGGTAAACTTAGGTAGGGAGTCTTTGATGATTAGTTATGATGTGCGCGCTGAGGGTGTGCGTGAAATGGTCGCGCAACTCAAAGAGATAGATCCCAAACTTGCTTCCCAGTTTCGTAAAGAGCTGAAGGGCACTGCGCAGGATATGGCCACGATCATCAAAAGCAGTATTCAGGTCACTCCGCCGTTGTCCGGGATGGGTGGCTATACGCGGCGTTCTTTAATTTGGCAGGGTGCTGTCACGAAGGTTTCTATTTCTTTGGCTGGTTCGCGCCGGCGTGATGTTACCCCGTTGTTGTCTATCAAGGTGGATAGCCCAAAGGGTGCGCCTGGT